CTCCATCAAGGAAGCAAGCTGCTTGCGCTCGTCCGCAAGTTCCTGCGACCTCTTGGTGTGTGCCGCCTGCATCTTCTTCCATGTCGGCACCATCGCGTCAGGGAGAGTGTCCTCCTGCCCGTCCCACGAATCGTCCAACTTATTACCGTTCGGTTCGTCCTCGGCTACCTCGTCGGCTTCGGCTGCGGCTACCTCGTCTTCGTCCACATCTGGACTATCAACGGGCTCCTCAACTTCGGCCTCTACGGGCTCCTCGTTCTCGCTCTCGGCTTCCATCTGCTCTAGGGCTTCACGATGGATGGCCTCAACGTCGTTCAGCGGGGCAGGCTCCATAATGGTATTCCCGTCACCCTCATTAACAACACTGATCCGCTCCTTCATGTCACTCCTCCTTGTTAACGACTAGCGTCCCTCGCAGCCTTCTGGAGATCACGTGTCGTTACCGACTTCATGCTCTCCTTGATCTTCTCGGAACGCATCTTGTTCTGGGCGTCGTGCATAATTCCGTTAGCAGCCGCCCTCGCAACTCGGTCGCCCTTGTCGGCGTTCTTCCGAATATATCCAGCCTCTCCGCTCGCCTTCGCGTATATCGGCTCAGGCTCGTAGTCCATCAGCCCCCTGGCTTTCATCTTCTCAGCGCGGTCCTTCTTCCCGCGTACCTGTCCCAACGTCCCGCAGTCGTAGTTGTAGTTACACCCGCCAGCGACAGTGTCGCCCTGGATGTTCGGCAGGTCAGCCGCATATACCCGGCGGTCCGCTACACCCTGACACGACGGACAGGGACATTCCTTCTTGTCGTTCATGCCCAACATGACCTCGCCCTGCCAGCCGCACTCACATTCCAGCGTGTATATCATGATGCCCCCTGCATACGCGGGACTTGACCACCCGCCGCGTTCTGTGAAATAGCCTGCGCCTCGTCCTGCGGCGGGCCCGCTTCTGGATTTTCCGGTGGCGGCTGCGCCTGCATCATCAACATCTGAGCCTGGTCCTTGGCGGTCTTCACCAACGCCTTGATGAACCGCTCGTCCTTCATGTTGACCTTCTCGGTCACGGCACGGACCAGCGCCTCCTCAGTGAACGGGAACGGGTTCTGCCCGATTACCTGGAACAACTGAATCAACTGAGCCACTTCGGCCTGATCGTTCGACGGACCGAGGTCGTCCACATCCACGGACACATCGAAGTCGCCCGTGATCATGTCCATGTCCACAGCGCCGACAAAAGCCTGACCGTCGGAATCCTCCAACTGGACAGCCCGACTCATCGACATATTCGCCTCTACCGAGTCGTCCAACTTCTTGAACATGACGCGGTAAGTCTCCGCCAACTGCGCTCGCTCAAACCGCTGGCGGGCTGTACCCGCAGCAGCAGCGAACTTGACCTCAGTAGCGGTGGTGCCGGAGGATGATCCCCCGCGCTGCGCCTCGTGTGTCCCTGCGATCTCGTCGAAGTCCCGTGCGATCATCTCACTGTTGCGGTAGATGTCAGCGGACAGCGGCGGAGGTGATAGCGGCATGATTACCGTGGACAACTCCTTGCCCGGCGGGATGTCAAGCTCTACCACTTCCATGTCGATGTTCGATGTCAACTGCCCCTTGGCTGCGGCAGACCAGCCGCTCCCCTTGCGGACCGCCCACTTGCGGACCGACCGCTTCATGGCGACCAGCTCCAGCCGACGGCTCTCAATGTACGCAGCCGCGACAGGGGCGAGGTCAGTTACTATCGGGCGCTGGTAGAACTCCTCCAGCTCCTCGTTCGGACGGAAGAACGCATACGGGTGGTTGTAGACCCCATTAGGCAGTGGCTCGTCCATCAGCATCTCGCCGTAGCCGTCGGCGATCACGATGTGGCGCTTCTCGACCATGTCCCAAATCTCGAACAGACGCACACGCTTGGCGTCGTCCTGATCAACACGCCGGTCGTCAAAGAACTTCCCGCGGTGGTCCTTGGTTTCGTACTCGCCCTCCCAGCCGCCCTCTAAGTCCTTGGTGTTCTTGAACAGCGGGTCAGCCTTGACGTCCTCCAACGTGCGGACGATCTCCTCGGCTACCCAGCGGTGCCGTGTGTCGTCATTCTCGCCGTCGGGGTCTATGATCATCTTCCGGTACGATACCCAATCGGTGAACCAATCCTCCCACGACGGGATCTCATTGCGCTCGACCAACCGACCGCCGCCCTCGCTCTCGATGAGCGAGTTGTCCACCTTGTTGCGGGCGAACTTGCCCAGGTCCAGCCTGCCGTCTTCCGTCAAGCCTACAGTCTGCTCCGCCTCGGGATCAGACCGCGTCTCAAAGTCCGGGCGATACCCAGTCTTCAATACGCCGTATCCCACACAGCCCGAGTAGACCAGCCGTCCGCCTGTAGCCTGCATACCGAACAGCGGCGCGGCTACCATGTCGTTGATGATCGACTCACGGACCTTGTGCTTCAGCACCGACCGCGTCATTACCGCGCCGGTCTGGGGGTCTTGCTGTACCTGTCCGCCCTCTCCGATGATGGGCACCTGCATCGGCGTGTACCCGTCGGAGGTCAGCGGAGTCAGCTTCACGCGGGGGGTGTTGAACGCTATATGGGCGCGGTGGTTCCTGATGAACGACGATACCTTGTTCACGCCCATGTTGCCGTAGTCAACGCCCTTGTATATCTCGCTGGTCAGGTCGGGGGACGCAGCACGCTCGTTGCGCTTCCACTGATCCTCCTCGCGCTCGCGACGCTTGATGCCGCGGTCCAACTGGTAGTGCCAGTCCTTGACCTTGTCGTCGCCATAGGAACCAGCACGCTCCACGCGTCTGCTGTCGCTAGTCCTGATCGTGCCGTCAGCCATTGTCATACTCCAGCAACTCGTGGGTAGTCTTCATAAGCACATGGTCGCCTGCCGCTGCACACGCAGCGCAGAACTGACCGCCGTACCCGACACAGATAATCTCGAAACTAGACTTGCACACGGGACACTCGTACACCGTCAGGTACGGCTCACCGTTGATGGCGTCACCGACAAACGGCGGGACCATCTCTATCGTCATTGACAACTGATCCATCGGAACCTCGATGTCCATGTCCGCCACCTTTGGAAAGTCGCCAACCTTCGCAGATTTACCAAGCAAGACGCGACCCCCTGTTGCTCTTGAGATATTCCGCCTCGTCCATTATCTTGGACGCGCTGTCCGCCGACAGAATCGGCTCCGACCAATCGACTACCCGATCCTTGGCTACAAAGCCCGACGGGTTGGTGTCGAACAGTATCGAGTCCGCATCGAACGAGTGGTTGTCCTTGTTGCGGATCTTTTCCTTCTTGTTCTGCCGGTTCGCGACAGCCTCAGACGCGTGTTCGTCAAACCGCAGGCCCATGTACTCGCGGACAGTGTTGATGCAGCCGCGAGTGATGAACATCGTCGGCTTGCGCGGGTCAGCCCAGAACGACCGCTTGAGCATCAGGACATGAGCCATGTCGCCGCCCTTGATGCCGCGCTGGAAGCGAACCCCCAACTCCTCGTACTGCTCGTGAATCGTGACCAGCTCGCCGTCGCGGTTCCGCTGCGTCTTGTTCATCATCGACCAATCGCAGACCATGTACTCTATCCGCTTCCAATACGGACACCGCTTCATCTTGCCGACATGGTCGTTCAAGTTCACAGCAGGCTCGTGAAGCTCCCACACCTTGTAGGCGTGACCCTTGGTGTCGATACCCCATACACCGAAGTGCGAAGGGTTCGTCGTCCCGTAGTCGTAGCCAGCGTAGAACCTGAACCTGCCCAAAGCCTCGTCTACCGGGATGTCCGGTATGATGATCGGGCTGTCGTGCGTCAGGAACGGTAGCACGGGCTCTCCGCCGCCAGCACCGTAGTCCAGATGCTCCGACCCGCCCATCTCGGCACGCCAAGCAGTACCCTCGATCCCGCCGAAGTAGCCGTTGGACGACTCCTCTACCCACGCAGCGCCGTCCCTCATGGGGTCCTTGTTCGGGTCCGCCGTGTGATGGATCTCCAGCACCCACGTTCCCGACGGCGTCAGCCTCGACCGCATCCCGCGAGGCCACTCAAGTCCAAGAAGGTCTAGCCCTTTTTGGACTGCACTTGGAATCTGCCCCCAACACGACTCGTCCTTGGCGGGGTCGCGCCCGTCATCCGACTCCAGCACCGCAGCGTTGAACGCCGAACCAGCCTCGACCGACGACACGCTGATCCACCGCCCGCCTCCGTTGATCGTCGGCATCGCAGCCCGCATCGACGGACCGTACTCCTCCTGAAACGCGGCCTCGTCAGATGCCCCCAGAGTCGCCGTGTAGTGACGCACCTGGTTCGCGCCCTGCGGGATGGCATTTATCTTGGAGCCGTACCACGGGCACTCTAGGCCGTTCTCGTCGGCAGGACGCGGACTGTACGTTACAGACCCCATCTGGTTGCCCTTGCCGCCCACAAAATGAGGGTCTTGCAACCACGGCGGGAGATGCTGCTCTATGAAGTCCATCCTGCCGTCGCCGGGGCTCTTGTGCCCCATCGTTGTCTGCTCGTGAGCGTCGTCTTCCTTCTTCGTCTGATACACGCACTGCCGGTAAGGGGCTGTCCTAGAGAACCAGCAGAAGAACGCACACACTATCCACGACATCCGTATCTGCCGGGACTTCGGCATCGCGGACACCGGACAGGCCAACAGGAACAGGTACACCACGACGATGTAGACGTCCTCTT